GATCAAGGGCGCAGCGGTCGTGCGCAAGGAAGCCAGAACGCTGGTTGCCCGGCGCGTCGTCTCGCAGCCGGGCGAGTTTCCGGGTGAGGTGACCGGCGCCATGCGTCGCGCCATCGGCGTGATCGGCAAAGGCTCCAAGGGCGGCTGGATCAAGGTCGGTGTGCGGGCGATCCCGGGCAGCTTCTATTACCCGGCCGTGCTGTTCTACGGCAGCACCAAGCGCAATATCGCGGCGCGCGGCAACTTCATGACGGCAGCCCTGGCCAATCGCGGCGAGGAGATCCGCGAGCAGGTGCGCGATGCCCTGCGGCACGCCCTTGTTCCGAGGTAGGTCCAGATCATGCAGCTCGAACTCATCATCGCGCAACTGCGCGCGCTGTGCCCGTCCTTCAATGGGCGAGTGGCCGGCGCCGCCGAATTCAAGCCGGTGCAGGAGGCCGCTGCACTACCCGTGCCGTGTGCCTTCGTCATCCCGCTGGACGACCGGCCCGAGCAGCCCAAGGCACTCAACGCCGTGGGCCAGGAAATGACCGACAGCTTCGGCGTTATCGTGGCGCTGGACAACCGCGCTGACGAGAAAGGCCAGAGCGCCTTTGACGGCGTACACGCCATTCGCGCAGAGATCTGGCGCGCCTTGCTCGGCTGGGTGCCAGGACCGGTGAACACCGTCAATCCGGCGACCGACTACAACGGTATCTTCTACGAAGGCGGCAGCCTCTTGGCCATGGACCGTGCACGGCTTTGGTACCAGTTCGAGTTCGGCGCGCAGATGTGGATCGGCGCCAGCGACGGCTGGGAAGCCGGTGCCTTGAGCGCCTTGCCAGACCTTGGCACCGAGGATGCCCAAGGGCAATGGCTGCCTGGTTCGGCAGTCAACCTGGAGGTCGATGTCGGCACCCCGGTCTTCGATGCCACGGGGACCTACCCGGCCAACCCCATTTCCGACTTCGACCAGGCGCTCGTTCCCGCACCGCGCACTCATGTTCCGGACGGGCGCATCGAGTTCAACCTATCCGTTCCCTGACCTGATCGCAGGTCTGGAGAGATTTTCATGATCGCCCGCACGACTTCTGGTCGTCGCGGGCTTTTTGCATTGGAGCCACTCATGTATGCCATTCCCACACCGGGCCGATCGGTTCCCATTCCAGGGACCCGAACCTTGCTACCGGCAACCGGCCAGAACATCGGCCAGGTAACCCAGTACTGGCAGCGCCGACTGCATGAAGGTGACATCACCTTGAGCGAGACGCCGCCCGCCGTAGCGGCTGCGGCAGCCGCTGCAAGTGAAGCCGCCAAAAACACCGCACAGGCACCCGCAGCGGCACCGGCCCCGTCGGCGCCAACGGCTGCTACACCTGCGTCGGCTGCCAATGTGGCAACCCCGACGCCGACCCCCGCGACTGCTTCAAGCGCTGGTGCGGCGGCGTCTACCCGGAGTTCGACATGAGCGGCATCTCTTTTGAGCACATCCCCTCCAATCTACGAGTGCCGCTGTTCTACGCGGAGATGGACAACAGCCAGGCCAATATGGGCGGCCAGGCACTCAATGCGCTGCTGATCGGGCAGATGTTTCCGTGGGGAACCGCGACGCCCAACAAAGCCGTGCTGGTGACCGATCCGAAGTCGGCATTGGTCCTGTTCGGCCAAGGCTCGATGCTGGCGCGAATGGTGGCCAGCTATCGACTGCAAGACGCGGGTTCTTGCAACCTGTGGTGCATCCCCGTACTCGACGACCCTGCAGCCTCCCAGGCCACCGGCACGATTGCCATCAACGGTTACGCCAACGCCGCTGGCGCCATTGCGCTCTACATCGCCGGGCAACGCGTGACCGTCGGCGTCCAGCTGGGTGACAGTCCCTACAACATCGCGGCCAATATGGTCAGCAGCATCAATGCCGCCCTGGACCTGCCGGTGACGGCCTCGACCGGCGAGTATGCCTACGCTGCGCGCGCCATGTCAGAGATTGCCGAAGGCTCGGCGGTGGTCATGCTCACCAGTAAGTGGAGCGGACAAACCGCCAACGACATCACCATCCTGGACTCCTTCCTCGGCTGGAGTGCCGGCGAAAGCGTGCCGTCCGGGGTGAGCCTGTCCTATTCCGGCCCAACGCTGTATGGCGGCTCGACCGATCCGTCACTCGCAGCGACCGCCATCCCGGGCATGGGCGACGACCCCTACGATTTCATCATCCATCCGTATGCCCAGGCGCAGGCCCTGAACGACCTGCAACTCGAGCTCAACGACGCCACAGGGCGCTGGTCCTACGCCAAGCAGATCTACGGCCATGCCTACACCGCCTTGCGCGGCATGCTGAGCGATCTTGTGTCCTTTGGCATGACGCGCAACGACCAACACCACACGGTTGCTGCCATCGATGCGGACTGTCCGAATCCCTGCTGGGAGTACGCGGCGGCTTACGGTGGCGCCAATGCCGTCGACATCGCGGCCGATCCAGCCCGTCCGACACAAACGACGCCGCTGCTCGGCCTGCTCGCGCCGCGTGCGGGCAACCGCTTCCTGTTTGAGGACCGGCAGGCGCTTTTGAGCTTCGGGATCGCGACCAGCTTCGTTTCTGGTGGCCAATTGCGGATCGAGCGCGCCATCACGACCTATCAGCAAAACGCCTTCGGCGCCCCGGATACCAGCTACCTGGATTCGGAAACCCTGCACACCTCGGCCTATGTGCTGCGTGCGCTCAAAAGCGTGATCACCTCGAAGTATCCGCGTCACAAGCTGGCCGACGACGGCACCCGCTTCGCAGCGGGTCAGGCCATCGTGACGCCGGCCGTGATCAAGGGGGAACTCTGCGCCGTGTACGGCCAGTTGGAATACCTCGGCATCGTCGAGAACCTCGACACCTTCAAGGCCTTCCTGATCGTCGAGCGCGACACGATCGATCCGAACCGGGTCAACGTCCTGTTCCCACCGGACTACGTCAATCAACTTCGGGTGTTCGCGGTGCTGAACCAGTTCCGCCTGCAGTACCCAGCCAACCAGATCGTCAGCTGACCAGGGGGAGAACATGACACAACGCATTGCAGGCATCTGCTTCGTCAAGGTCAACGGCGCGCAGTTCGAAATCTCCGGCGACATCGAAATCCCGCTGACCGAGTTCAAGCGCGAAGCCGTCATGGGCCTGTCTGGCCCGGCTGGCTACAAGGAAACGGCGCTCGAGCCCTACATCAAGGTAGTGGCGCTGTTCACGCCAGATTTTCCGGTGAACACCCTGCGCACCAACACCACGCTCACGGTGACGGCGGAACTGGCCAACGGTGTCGTCTACACACTCTCCAATGCCTTCGTGCGCGGAGAGCCCAAAGCCAAACCCATCGAAGGCACGATCGAGATCGAGTTCTCGGGCAGCCAGGGACAGTGGAGTAACAACCAATGATCGATCACACACTGACCATTACCTTGTCCACACCAGTCAGGGCGCACGGTGAGGAGATTGACTGCCTGGTCCTGCGCCAACCGACCACGGCCGACTTGATCGACCTGGGACAGCCGATGCGGCTGCTGCCGGGCAATGGCATGGAAGACCCGGCCGTCGAAGTCCGCATGAACGTCGTGGCCAATTACGTGGCTCGCTTGGCCGCGATTCCGCTGTCCAGCGTCAAGGCGCTGTCGCTCGGTGACTTTGGCCGCGCAACGCAGGCTGTACTGGGTTTTTTCGGGGAAGACGGGGCTTCAGTGGATCGGACGAGCAATTCGCCGACCGCGTCTTCGAAGTCGCCTGGTTCTTCAAAACATCCCCGCGCGACGTCCTGAGTTTGAGTCTGGCTGAGTTCGATCTATGGCACCAACAGGCCGAACGCATCGCGCGCCAACTTCACGACGACTGAGTCATGTCTGATCGATTCGAGCTCAAGGCCATCCTGTCGGCCAATGCAGAAAGCCTGATCGGGGCACTCAAATCTGTCGAGGCCCCGGCAAAGGCTGCGCGCAAATACCTCACCGACATCGGGAAGAGCGCCACCGGCATCGCCGGTAAATTCGGTCTGCCTGTGGGCATTGCTGGCGGTCTGGCCGCTGGTTTTGGTCTGGCCAAAGTCAAGGACGCCGTGCATGCCTACGCCGAACTGGGAGAAACGGTCCACCACGGCGCCACACGCGCGGGCATGAGCGTCGAGCAGTTCCAGCGCATGAAGTACGTGGCCGAGCAAAACGGCGTCGCGGTCGAGCAGATGGAAGGCGCCATGGGCAAGCTCAATCTGACCCTCGGGCGTGCCGCCAGCGGCCGGGGCAAGGAAGCGGCTGCGCTTTTTGCGCGTCTGGGCATTGCCATGCGCGATGCGTCGGGTCAGTTGCGCACGGGCATGACCGTGCTACCCGAACTGGCTGATGCCTTCGTGCGCAACGAGAACCCGGCGGTGCGCGCCAGAATGGGCATGGCCTTGTTCGGCAAGAAGTGGCAGGAAATTGTGCCGCTCCTGGAGGCTGGTGGCAAAGGCATCGAGGAAGCCCAGGCCCGCATGTCGCGCTTCAAGGGCGTCATGAACGAAGAGGACATTGACCGATCACGCGAATTCGCCAAGTCACTGCGCGATCTGGAGATGGTCAGCAAGGGTTTTCAGATGACCATCGCCAAGAACCTGGTGCCGGCCATCAAACCACTGCTCGATGGCTTCAACGATTGGATGGCGGCCAACAAGAAACTGGTTTCCGCCGAGGTCGGCCGCATGGCCAAGGATCTCGGACATTGGCTCTCCAGCATCGACTGGCGCGGCATGGCCAAGAGCGTCCTGGCCTTCGGACAGGGCATCGGCAAATTGGTCGACTTCGTCGGCGGTCCGCGCAATGCGCTGATCGGCCTGGCGGTCGTGATGAATGCCCAGACGATCATGGCCCTGGGCGGTCTGGTCGGCGCGGTCGGGCGCGCAGGCCTGGCGTTTCTGGGCATGGCAGCACAGGCCTATGTGGCAAGCAATGCAGCGCTGCTGTCCATGATGCGCACCGGGTTGGCGGCATCAAGCCTGGTCACCGGGCCGCTTGCGTTCTTGCGCGCGGGTTGGGCGCTGCTGACCACCACCACAATTTCCATGAGCGGCCTGATGTCTGGCGCCTTTGGCCTGGTTGCTGGCGGCATCCGTGCCGTGGGTGCTGCCCTGATGGCCAACCCGCTGGGCATCATCCTCGCGATCGCCTCGGCTGCTTGGCTGGTTTATGAGAACTGGGACACCGTCAAAGGCTGGTTCACCGGCTTCTGGAACTGGATCAGGGCGCATGCCGAGCTGATCCTCGCCTGCCTGGGGCCTATCGGCTGGATCGCCAACACGATCATTGGTCATTGGGAGCCGCTCAAAGCCTGGTTCAGTGGCTTCGTGCAGTGGCTCTCGGACAAGCTGCGCTGGATGGTGGACGCCGCCAAAACAGTCGGACACGCACTCGGCTTCGGCGGTGGCGACACAGGTTCAGCAAACCCGGCGCTTGCCAATCCGTCAGCCAACCCTGTAGTCGCCTCCGTGCCATTGCCGACTGCTGGCGACCGTTCTCCCTTGATTGCTGCGGCCTCGGGTTCGGCCAAGGTGGAGGGCCAAGTGAACATCAAGATCGATGGCTTGCCTGCAGGTTCGCGCGTCGAACAGGTGCGCGGCGGCACCATGCCGATCAATGTCGATGCGGGCTACAGCGCGCATGCGCTGTTGATGCCATAGAAAAGTCGTAAGGAGCCGCCATGTCGAACTATGCCGACAACTTGCATCCTGCGTCGTTTCGCGGGGTGCCCTTTCAGATCAATGGCGCCGACCTGGGCGCCGGCCGCCGGGTCCAGGTCCACGAATATCCCCAGCGCGACATGCCCTGGGTCGAGGACCTCGGCCGCGCCACCCGCGAAATCGCGCTCGAGGCCTTCCTGATCGGTGCGGATTACATCGATCAGGTCAGCCGCCTGCTTGCGGCAGTGGAGACAGCCGGACCCGGAACCCTGGTGCATCCTTGGCTAGGCACCATGCAGGTGAGCCTGAGTGCGCCGGCCCGGGTACGCTTCGACTCCGGTCTGGGAATGGCGACGATGTCGCTGGCCTTTGTCGAGTCGGGTGAGCTGAGTTTCCCGACGCCGAGCAGCTCGACGCAGCCGGCCAGCCGGATCGCCGCCGATGCGTTGGCTTCGGCCGCCATCCAGGATTTTGCCGACAACTTCACCGTTGCTGGTTTTCAGAGCTTTGTGGCTGCCGCTGCGCGAGGCAATCTGGCTTCGATGTTAAGCGTCATTGGAGCGGGGCAAACAGCCCAGGCGCTGGCGAGCTTCGCATCCGAGGCGACCTCGGTTGCGAACCTGATCACTCAAGCGGCGTCGTTTCTGAACAACCCGGCAATGCTCGGCCAGACCTTACTCAATGCCTTCGGTCTATCCGGATCTGCTGGCGCCGTGGCGGCGTGGTCCAACGTTGTCAGGTTGCTCACCGGAACTGCGTCGTCCACAAGCATGGCCGTCAGCGTACCGACGAATGCGAGCACGCCTTCGCGTCGTCAGATCAATGCCAATACCGTGGCGGTCTACGCGCTGGGACGTCAACTTTTGCTGGCGCAGGCCGTGGGCATTTCATCCCTGGTGGGGACCGAGCAGGACAGTCCGCAATTCGGCATCAATCAGGCCGATGGCAGTACCCCGGTGGTGCAACAGGTCACCCAGGACACGATGCTGGCCGTGCGTGACGCCTTGCTGAATGCCCTCGATGCCGAGATGGCGCGGTGCGGCGACGAGGCCTATGAGGCGTTGCAGCAAGCAAGCAGCGCGGTCTACGTCGACCTGACGTCACGCGCCCAAAGCGCGGTGAGCCTGACCACTTGGACGCCCCCCGAAACCATGCCGATGCTGGCCATCGCCTATGAGTTGTATGCCGATGCCACGCGCGACGCGGAGATTCAGTTACGCAACGGCATTCGACATCCCGGCTTCGTGCCCCCTGGCGCATTGTCTGTAACGGCAGCCTGACATGGCGACGATCGATCCAGGCTATCCGGCGGGCCTGCCGGAGAATCAGGTGCGTCTGGTGGTCAATGGCCAGGAATTCGGCGGCTGGAAGAAGATCCGCATCGAGGCCGGCATCGAGCGTCAGGCTCGCAGCTTTGAGCTCGAGGTCACTGACCGCTGGCCGGGTTCGACATCGGCCGCGACGGCGGACTCTGCACCACCGGTCTGGCGTCGCATCCGGCCTTTTGACGCCTGTCAGGTTCTCATCGGCGACGACTTGGTGCTGACCGGCTATGTCGATGCCACACCGATCCAGTACGACGGCAAGCGCATCAGCGTGACCGTCAAAGGACGCAGCCGCACTTGCGATCTGGTCGACTGCTGTACCCCCGACGCCGGCCGTGCGCCTGCCGCTGGCACAAGCCTCTGGGCTGACGTCAAAGGCAAAGACGGCAAGACCGGTGCCGTGGTCAAGCCGGCAGCAGCCAACACGAATGTCTGGCGCAACGCCAAGCTGGAAACGATCGCGGCAGCTTTGGCAGCTCCCTACGGCGTGCGCGTGCTGACCGAAATCGATACCGGCTCGCCGATCACCGAACACCAGGTCCAGGTTGGGGAGACGGTATTCGAGAGCATCGATCGCTTGATGCGCCTGCGTCACGTGCTGTCGACCGATAACGCCCGTGGCGACCTGGTGTTCATTGACGTCGGCAGCGCCGGCAATGCCACAACCGCGCTCGCGTTGGGGCAGAACATCCGGGAAGGCAGTTGCGACCTCGATTTCAAGGCTGTCATGTCGAGCTACGTCGTCAAAGGCCAGCGGGCGGGCAACGATGGCGACTTCGGCGTCGATGCCAACGAGGTCGAGGGCGACGACGACAGCGAGGCCGAGTTCGAAGGCGGCACGGCTGACACCGGCACACCAGTGACCGCCAGCCTGACGGATGCGCGCTCCAAGCGCTTTCGGGTGCTGGTGCTCAAGCAAGCCGGACACGCTGACGCTGGCACCTGCCAGGACCGGGCGCTGTACGAGCGGGCGCACCGCGCTGCCAAGGCGCTCGAAGCCACCTACACGGTCGCCGGCTGGCGCCAGAGCGATGGCCAGCTGTGGGTGCCGAACCTGTTGGTTCGCATCAAGGACGACCTGATCGGCTTCGACCAGACCATGGTGATCGCTGAAGCGCATTACCTGCTCGACGAGAACGGCCTGCGCACACAACTGCGGGTCGGGCCTCCAGACGGTTATCGCTCCAAAGCTGCGAAGCCACGCAAAGGTATCAAGCGTGGTGGTGCTGACACCTGGAGTGACGTGGAATGAGGAAATGCCCATGACGGATATCACCCGACTGATTGCGCCCTATGTGCGTCGTCTGTCCAACATGGTCTCGCGCGGCACCGTGTCCCTGGTCAATGCCGGGACCAAGATGCAGAGCCTCCAGCTGCGACTGCTGGCCGGCGAATCCAAGGCTGATGTCGAGCATTTCGAGCCATATGGCTTCACCAGTCATCCGCAGTCTGGCGCCGAGTGCGTTGCACTGTTTCTCGACGGCGACCGCTCTCACGGCGTGGTGCTGTGCGTCGCCGATCGGCGCTACCGCGTCAAAGGGCTGGAAAGCGGTGAAGTCATCCTGCATGACGATCAGGGTCAGTCCGTCTACCTCATGCGCAGTGGCATCAAGCTCACCGACAAGGCGGGCTCTACCGTGGTGATGCAAGGCGACGGCAGCGGGGCGATGACCTTTGCCGCAGGCCTCACCATCAATGCCAACAGCAAGGTGGTCGGCACCCTGGAAGTGACGCAAGACATCACCTGCGACGCCAGCATCACAGCCGCTCAGGACGTCGGCGATCAGGGTGGCGCCAAGACGATGGCTGGCATGCGTTCGGTCTTTGATGCCCACACGCACAGCGGCACCGACAGCCACGGCGATGGTTTCACGACCAATCCGCCAAATTCCAAGCAATAGGGCAAAGCCAACAACATGCGTGACTCCTTGCCACTGACCGTCGTTTTCGGCGGCCAGACGACCTCGCTTGGCCTGCTCCAGGACATTGACAACGACAAGACCGATCCGCTGGTACGGGCGGTTGTCATCAGTCTGTTCACCTGGCGGCGTGCTAATGCCGACGACAACTTGCCCGACCCGCAGGGGTTTCGCATGGGTTGGTGGGGGGATTCCTACCCGCCTGCCGTCAACGATCGCATCGGCTCTCGGCTGTGGCTGCTTGCGCGCGCAAAGCTCACGGCGAACACCGTCCAGCAAGCCCAGGACTACGCCAAGGAAGCCTTGCAGTGGCTGATCGACGACGGCGTGGCCGCACGCATCGAGGTGAGGGCGGAGCGACAAGGACTCTCGACGCTGGCCCTGCAATGCACGCTGTTTGAGGCGGATGGCACGGCCAAGGCTTTGCTCCGATTCGACAACCTCTGGAGCCTTCTGAATGTTTAACCGTCCCTCCCTCCCGGATCTGATCAACCGCACGGCCAACGATGTGTTCCAGCGACTGCAACAGGACAACGTCTTGCGCCGCGCTGACGCCCAGGTCTACGCCCGCGTGCTCGCAGGCGTGGCCCATGGCCTGTACGGTTTCATTGAATGGATCAGCCGACAAATCATCATCGACACGGCTGAAGCCGAATTTTTGGAGCGATGGGCCGCCATCTGGGGCGTGCAGCGCCTGGCGGCCACGTCAGCAACGGGCACCATCGCCTTTGTGATCGCACCGGGCGCTGCGGATATCCCCGCTGGCACCCTCGTGCAGACGCTCGACGGCACGCAGTTTCAGACCACGGCCGATGTCACGGTCAGCGGACTTCAAGCCTCGACCACGGTCGCAGCCGTAACACCCTCTGCCGCCAGCAATGGCTACTCTGGCCAGACAGTCAATCTGGTCACCCCGGTTCTAGGCGTGCAAACAGCCGCCGTGCTGGGCACCTTGGGTGGCGGCAGCGATCTGGAATCGGACGACAGCCTGCGTGAGCGGCTGCTCAACCGCATCCAACAACCGCCGCAGGGAGGGGACGCCAATGACTATGTGCAGTGGACCCTTTCGGCGCCCGGCAGTGGTGCGACCCGGGCCTGGTGCGTATCGGAGCAGTTCGGCCAAGGGACCGTTGGCGTTGCGTTCGTGTGCGATGGCAATGGCTCGGGCAGTGCCATCCTGCCGACTGCGGCGCAGATTGCGGCGGTCACCGCTTTCATCAACTCGGTTCGGCCTGTTACGGCGCACGTGACGGTCTACGCACCGGTGGCTGTGTCGGTCGATTTCTCGATCGAAGGCCTGAGCCCGGACACCCTGGCCGTGCAGCAGGCGATCGCAGCGGAGCTGGCCGACCTGCTGGCACGCGAAGGTCAGCCCGGCGGCACGATCCTGCTGTCGCACATGCGTTCGGCGATTTCGGCGGCAGCGAATGAGTGGGACTACGTGCTGGTGTCGCCCGCCGCGAATGTCGTGCTTGCGCCTGGGCAGATTCCGGTGATGGGGAACGTAAGGTGGCAATGAAGGGAGCTCTGATGCGTCAGGTCAGTCAACCGCTGTCGGCCGCCGACTATCTGGACACGCTGCAAAAGTTGCTGCCCTACGGTCCCGCCTGGACCGATGACAGCGACGCGGCCGTCACGCGAATGCTGAGGGGTCTCGCGCAGGAACTGGCGCGGATTGATGCACGAAGCTGGCAACTCATCGACGAGGCCGATCCGCGCACCACCAATGAGCTGTTCCCCGATTGGGAGCGTGTGGCAGGTCTGCCTGATCCCTGCGTTGTGGCGCTCGGCGGCCAGCAGACGTTTTCTCAGCGGCGGGCCGCATTGCTGTCGCGGCTGATTCAGGTCGGTGGTCAGTCGCGCGCCTACTTCATCGCCGTGGCCCGTGCATTGGGTTTCAGCATCTCGATCACCGAGGGTTGGCAGCAGATCGACACGGTCATCTCGCCGGTCAACAACCCGCTGGCCAATGGCGGTTGGATCTACACCTGGACGATTCACGTGCCGCTCGGCGACACGCGCAGCACCTTGACGGTCAATGGCCGGGTTTCTGACCCGCTTACGGCCTGGGGCAACACCTTGCTCGAGTGCGTGATGCGACGGCTCAAGCCCGCGCACACCACATTGCTCTTCAGCTATTCATGAACGGTTTGTAGGAGAACACATGGACAACCGCGTCTGGGAGGCGAACGCTGCCCAAACACCACCTGCCGTCCCCACCAATCCATCGATCGGGTACCCGACGGATGGAAATCCCGCCACCAATACGCCCGCGACAACGCCTGGGGACTACTGGTTCTATCAGGTGAGCGAGGAGATCCGTAACGTGATTCTGGCTGGTGGGTTGGTGCCGGACCGCAACACGCTGACCCAGCTCAAGCTGGCGATCCAGGCCCTGATCAACGCATCAATTACCGCCGCGCTGGCCAGCTACCAACCGCCAGTCCCAACGCCGACACCATCGCCGCCTCCGCCTCCGCCTCCGCCACCGCCGCCGCCACCGCCACCGCCGCCGCCACCTCCGCCACCTCCGCCACCTCCGCCACCTCCGCCACCTCCGCCACCTCCGCCAC